CTTTGATTATAACCGGCTGGTCAGACAGACCACCATGCCCATCATCACCATTTTCAACAGCCCAACGGACTACCCCGGCAAATATGTCGCCCGCGTGTTCGACGTGGGCAAGCCGACCAACCTGGCCGCCGTCGCCGGCACGTATGAGGATCTCCTGGAGGCCATCCCGACCGGGCAAATGGTCAGGCTGGAGCGGAACCCGAACGACGACCCCGTGATCGTGGAAACGTGGGTATGACCAAAACATGGAGGGACACAAATGTCACGCTTTGAGGATTTCGAGAAATTGGAGCGGCGCGTGATCCGGGAGGCATTAACCGGGGCGCAGTCGGAATTTTATGATCCCGGCCACACACAGGAGGACCGGGCCACCCTGGAGGCCCTGATCCGGGAGATCGAGGGCGACGACCTCCCCTTCACCTTCGGGGAGGAGCCGGACCGCCCCGTCATTCCCATCACTGTCCCCACCCCCGTCGAGCCGCAGCGTATCGACATCGCGCTCACGTATGGGGAGAAAAAGGCCCAGGAGCCGCCCAGGGACGCCCGGCAGGGCGGCCCGGAGCGGCCGGGAGTACACACGCACACCTGGCCGCCAAAGCGCCCCAGCAGGCCCGCAGGGGCCGCCACAGAGCCCAAAGGAGAAACCGGCTTCCTGCTTATCAGGTGCGCCCATTGCGGAGACGTTCACGCGTTCTGCGCCAGGCAGCCTATCACAACATACCGCTGCAATGAGTGCGGCGGACGGACCCCGTTGACCGACATGTTCCCCCTCCGGGTTATGTGTGAGTGCGGCGGCAAGTACAGCTACCGCACGAACATCACAGAGAAGCAAATGGACGTCAACTGTTACAAATGCGGGTGCCCCGTGGCCGTGGAATGGTCGGAGCGCCGCGGCAGGTATGAGCCCATCGGCTGGGGTGAGGGGAAGAAAAGGAAGGGGCGCAGGAAATGACCTACGAAGTCAAAAAGGGCGGCCGGACGTACATGTCCACGCAGCACGAATCCTGCAGATACCCGCCGACGGTGGAGGCGACGATCCAGGCGGCCGGGTATGACATCTTCGTCGACGGGAAGCGGCAGAAAAAAGCGCGGCCAACCAAAGCCGGATGGGGGGATCGGTAGCATGATCGAATTGCCGGAAAAGCAATACAGCGTAATCTACGCCGACCCGCCCTGGGCGTATCGGCAGGGCGGCCGCGGCGCCGCAAAAAACCATTACCACACAATGACCACGGCGGATATATGCAAAATGCCAGTAAGAAAAATTGCAGGGGGGGGCTGTTCTCTTCCTTTGGGCAACATTCCCAAACATCCAGGAGGCCATAAAGGTCATGGAGGCGTGGGGCTTCCAGTATAAAACGGCTGCGTTTGTCTGGGTGAAAAAGACCCAAAAGGACGCCAATTTCTGGGGAATGGGTGCATATACCCGCGCAAATGCGGAGGTTTGTCTGTTGGGCGTGTCCAAGGGATTCAAAGCCTCCGAAATGATCCGGGCCCATAATGTCCACCAAATCATTGAGGCCCCCATCGAAAAGCACAGCAAAAAGCCGGACGAAGCCCGGCGGCGAATCGTCCAGCTTGTCGGAGACGTACCGCGGATCGAGCTGTTCGCAAGAGACCGGGCCGACGGCTGGGACGCCTGGGGCGATGAATGCCATGGAGAATGAACACCGAGGAGGTGAAAGCATGAAATTCGGGAAAGCCTTTGCAATTTTCGCAAACATCGACAGCCCGGATTATACCGACGAGGAGAAGGGGGCGGCCATCCTCCAAATTTTGAAGATGGAGACACACAACAGCGTCCCCAAGGCCGCCATGCTCAAGGTCATCGACTACCTTTTGCGCCTGGCGTTCGACGTGCCGGAGCCGGGAGGGGACGACCATGTATAAAAATACAGAGGGCTACGCAGACCCCACAGCTGGGGAGGCCATGGCGAACATCGGACGGGAGGAGCGGCAGCGCGAGGCGGAACGCCTCGCGGCCATCGGAGACCTCATGCCTATCATCCGGCAGACGGCGGCCCTGGCCGGCTTCGAGATCGTCAACCGCATCACCTTCCGGGACAAGGCCACCGGCAGGGAGTACAGATAGGAGGCGGGCAAATGGGGAAGCAAATCACCGTCACAATGCAGATACCGGAGAATGAGACCGCAAAGAGGATCGCCGACCTGTTCATGGGGCGGGAGGAAGTTTCCTTCATGCGGGACATCGCCCCCATACTCTTGGAAGAATACATATTTCAGGAATTGGACGAACGCATGTATATGAGGGCGGAGCAGGACATCATCAGGGCCCTCGAAATCGCAGGGTGGGCCGGGTATAACATGAAGGGCGTCCCCCGCTTTGGCGGGACCATGGACGGGACGCTGGCCGTGGTAGATTGGATATACACGCGGATGAAATGGGTATGACAGGAACCAAAAGGAGGACACACGACCATGATGAACAAATCAGAAATTGATTGGTGCGACTTTTCCTGGAATCCAGTCACGGGCTGCCGCCGGGGGTGCGAATATTGCTACGCCCGGAACCAGGCCCGCAGGTTTTCCGGGGACGTGCGCGTCAACGTCACAGACCCGCAGATTCACGCGGAGGACGGCCCAGCCGGGAAGATTTACACCCTCCCGCAGCCGTTCAAAAACAGCCGCGGCACGACGATCCCCCACCCCGCCGGCTTCGAGCCGACCTTCCACGAATATCGCCTGGGGGACCCGGCCAGAAAGAAAAAACCCGCCTCCATTTTCGTGTGCAGCATGGCCGACCTGTTCGGCCCGTGGGTGCCCGACGAATGGATCGCCCGCGTGTTTGAGGCGTGCAAGGCGGCCCCATGGCACAATTACATGTTTTTGACCAAATACCCGGAGCGATACGCCGCCCTGGCGAACGCCGGGAAGCTCCCGCGGATTACCGATTGCCCAAATTTCTGGTATGGCACGACGGTCACAAAGGCCGGGGACATGGCCTTCACGCCGAGCGTGACCTTCAACACGTTTTTGAGCATCGAGCCCATCAGCGGGAGCCTGGACGCGGGCCTGGGCAGCTTCGGCGGTGCCCGTTGGATCATCGTGGGAGCAGAGACCGGCAACCGCAAGGGGAAGATCGCCCCGGAGCGCGCCTGGATCGAAAACATCATCGAGGCGGCCGCCATCACCCACGCCTCGGTCCTTTTGAAAGACAGCAATGAACTCCGGGCCGTTTGGGGCGACGACCTGATCCAGGACTTCCCCCCGGAGCTCCGGCCCATGCCGGAGGACAACAGCATCCCACACTGTAAAGAGTGCGAGGAGGCCGTCCGGGAGGGCCAGGGGAAGCGCGGGGAGAAAATCACCTGCAGGGCGACCGGGAAGCACGCCCGCGGCCGATACACCCGCAGCAGCCCGCCGTGGTGCCCAAAACGCAGAAAGGACAACGCAGAATAGGAGGATTTACCTATGGACAGCAGAGAGAGCCCCGGCATCGCAGCCGGTCAGATCGCCGTCGTTGGCGTGCGCATGTTGGACATAGCCATCGAAAAGGGCGTCGCCGCAGGCGTCAAGGCCGCGACCGACCGCATTGAGGAGGAGCGCAAGAAGGAGCGCAAAGGCCGCTACGACCGCCGCCTCCACAATACCCGCCTGTTGTTGAAAAATTACCGGGTATTGAAGCACCACGCCCTCGACGCTGTCCACACCGGGGCGCGGGCCAATGAGGTCATCAGCGAAAACGCGGTGGACATTTTGGACGACCTTGAAAGCATGGGCTTCCGCAAGGTCGACGACCGCCTCTACATTGAGAGCATCAAGCGGAGCCAGCAGCGCACGCGCATCATCATCGAGCACATCGACGAAATGCTGCGGTATTGGCGGATTGATTGCGAACAGAGCGGCCGGGAGGAGGCCCTCCGGCGTTACCGCATCGTGGTCGACACGTACATCAGCGACGACCAAATGACGGCGGAGGAGCTGGCCCAGCGGGAACACATCGAAAAGCGGACAGTATATAAGGACATCAAAGCGGCCATGCGGCCGCTGTCCGCTCTTATTTTCGGCATTGACGGCATAAAACAGGAATAAATGCAGGTATGGCCCAGGGCGGAGCCGCAGGGCACTTTTTGGGCATTTACAGGGCAATAAGAACGTGTTAGAATTGGGAGGATGAAAAATGCCAAGGAAACATGACCACATCGACTACGAGACCAGGGCGACCCCGCGGCACATGACCGCGGACGGCGTCCCGGTTTTTTGCGCTTATGACGCCATCGTCCCATTGGAGGAGCTGCGGCCGAACCCCGGCAACCCGAACCACCACGGAACGGACCAAATCAAACGCCTGGCGTCCGTCATCTGGGCCACCGGCTGGCGGAACGCCATCACAGTCAGCAGGCAATCCGGCATGATCGTCAAGGGGCACGGGCGCATGGAGGCGGCCCAGCTTGCCGGCATGTCGGAGGCCCCGGTCGAATACCAGGATTATGACAGCGAGGCGGAGGAATGGGCCGACCTGATCGCCGACAACCGCCTGGCGGAGTTAAGCACCCTCAACACCGGGGAGCTGTTGGAAATGGTCAACGAAATCGACACCGGCGTCGTCCCGTTGGAAATGACGGGCTACACCCAGGAGGACATCGAGGCCATCATCGCGGCCATGGGCGGAGAGGGCGACGCGGAGGACGACGGGGCCGACGACGTCGACGCCGTGGGCACCGGCTACATCCCCATGACGAAGCCGGGGGACATCTGGCACGTTGGTCAGCACCGCGTTATGTGTGGCAGCGCAACCGACGACGCGGCCGTCGACCGGCTCATGAACGGGGAGCGGGCCCAGCTGGTCCACACCGACCCGCCCTACGGCGTTTCATATGAAACCCAAAGCGGCAAGTTTGGCATGATTAAGAACGACGACCTGGACGCCGACGCCCTCATGCAGCTGTTGACCCCGGCGTTCAAGAATTACGTCCGATATACCGACGCAGACGCGGCCTTTTACATTTGGCACGCATTCACAGCCTTCCGGGACTTCGACGACGCCATGACGGCCGCCGGGATCATGAAAAAGCAGTACATCATCTGGTGGAAGCCGGCGCCGGTCCTTGGTCATGCAGATTACCAATGGGCGCACGAGCCCTGTTTTTACGCCCAAAAGGCCGGGGAGCAATGCCGCTTTTTCGGCGACCGGGCCCAGCGCACGACCTGGAAAGTGGTCCTGCGCGGCCGGGACGGCACCGCCACCACCCTGTCCGGGGGCGTGGTATTGACCGACGGCCAGGGCGGCAAGGTGTACCTGGCCAGCACGCCGCCAAAGGGCAAGAAAATCAGGTACATCCGGCTCAGTGAGGGCCGCAGCGTCACGCTGTACCCGGAGAACAAGCAAACCACCGTCTGGGAGGTAGCGCGGGAGACCAAAACCGAGCACCCCACGCAGAAACCCGTCGAGATACCGCTCACAGCCATCACC